GGTGCAGAAGTTCCAGAACCTCGGCGGCCTGCCGCAGGACTTCATCACCGACGCGCTCTCCGCCGGCAACGCCCACCTGACGCTGTACCACCTCGGCCGCAATCTGGACGAAGCGGATCGCGTCATGTCCCTGCCGCCGCGGCAGCGCATGGCCGCTCTGGCCCGGCTGTCCGACAAGCTGGCGGCCCCACCGCCGCCCAAGCCCATTTCCCGCGCCCCCGCGCCGATCGAGCCCGTCAACGGAGCCGGTCGCCCGAGCGCGCTGAACACCGATCCCGACGCCCTCTCCACCGAGGAGTGGATGCGTCGGCGGAATGCCGGCGAAATCCGGTAGCCACCCCTAACAAGCCCTCTCGGCGGGTCAAAGCCGTGCCCCGCGTGTCTGCCGGATCTAACGCACCCGGAACTTCTAAGCCTTCTCGGCAGGCTAAGCCGTGCATCTCGCCACGCTCCGGATCGAGACCGGAATTCGCCGCGGACGAAAGGACCGCGCCCTGATCTCGCCCGCGCGCCGAGCCTGAGAGCCGCGCCGGGGGCAAATCCGAGGCCCATCACGCTATGGCCAATTCGCTCCTTACCACCCAGGCGATCACCCGAGAGGCGATCCGTCTGTTCAAGAACTCCAACCGGTTCCTTCAGTCGGTCGATCGTCAGTACGACGGCCAGTTCGCCCGTACCGGCGCCAAGATCGGCGCGAACCTGAACATCCGCCTCCCCAACGATTACGTCGTGCGCCGCGGCCCCACCGCCGCCCCGCAGGACACGGTGGAGAAGCAGACACCGGTTGCCATCGCGAACCAGACCGGCGTGGACATCGCGTTCTCGACCGCGGATCGCGCGCTGTCGCTGGACGATTACTCCCGGCGCGTTCTCGCCCCGGCGATCAACGTCCTGGCCGGCGCCGTCGCGTCGGACGTGATGGGCCTCGCCGAGACCATCCCGAACGTCGCCCGCAATGCGGACGGCTCGAACAACACCATCTCGCCGAACATGGCCACCTTCCTCACGGCGGGCGCCATTCTCGACCGCTTCGGCGTCAGCCGTGCGCCGGGTCAGCGCATGGTGACTTTCGACCCCACCACCCAGGCTCGCACCGTCGCGTCGTTCTCGACCCTGTTCAACGACCAGAACAAGGTCTCTCAGCAGTACCGCGAAGGCGTGCTGCGCAACGACGTGCTCGGCTTCGACTGGCAGATGGATCAGACGGTCATTCTGCACACGACGGGCGCCTATGGTGCTCTGCCGACCGTGGCAGGCGCCAACCAGTCCGGCTCGGCCATCACCGTGTCGGCGCTCGCCGGTCCGCTCAAGAAGGGCGACTTCGTTTCCTTCGCGGGCGTCAACTCGGTCAACCGCATCACCAAGCAGAACGACGGCGTGCTTGCGCGTTTCGTTGTGACCGCAGACGTGGCAGCTGGCTCGACCTCGATCCCGATCTATCCGGCGCTCATCCCGCCGGTGGGTGGTGTCGCGGTGCCCTACCAGACCGTTTCGGCTTCCCCGGCCAACGGCGCGGCTGTCACCAGCCCGTTCCCGGCCGGCGAGACCTACCGCAAGAACGTCGTGCTCTCGCCCGACGCGCTGACGATGGTTTCGGCCGACCTGGAGATCCCCGGCGGCGTCCACGAGGCCCATCGCGAGAGCTTCGACGGCATCTCGATGCGTTTGGTCACGGCCTACAACATCATGTCTGATCAAATGGTGACAAGACTTGACCTGTTGTATGGCTTTGCCCCGGTCCGGCCGGAATTTGCTGCAATCGTAGCGGATGCGGTCTGAGGAATACTGATATGAGCGAATATCCCCGCATGCTCTATCACAGCGATGGCCGCATGGCCGTTGCTGAGAGCGCCTACCACGAGAAGCATGAGTTCGGCGAAGGCTGGTCTCGTGAGCCTCAGGACGCGCACCGTCGCGAGCCGACTGACGGTCGCTGGAATACGTCGGAGCCCCTGGCCCCGGTCGAGCCCGGCACTGTCCCCACCATGCCGCGCGACACGCCCGGCCCGGTCGATGCCGGCACGGTTCGCGCCATCATCCGGCAGGAGATGCAGGAGCACCCCGGCTTCGACCTGTCGGGCGCGGCCTCTCAGGAGGACGTGGACGCTCTGCACGACAAGCTGGACGTCCTGCTGAAGCAACTCGGCGTCGAGATGCCGGCCAATGAGGGCGATCAGCCGCGCAAGCGCCGTGGCCGTCCGCCGAAGACCCCCGACAACAAGCTGACCGGCTCGGCCGGCAACGGCGCAGAGGAGTGAGCCGCCATGGCTGAGAAAGACACCAAGGAGCCGATCCGCACCGAGGCTGCGGCGGTCATGTCCGGCAACGCCAACGCGAGCTTCGCGGGCTATCCGGCGACCAAGTATCACCCGGTGCTGGGCGCCAAGACCGCCAAAGACCCGAACGAGGCGGCCAGCCTGTTCCAGCCGGAGCACGACTGGTTCCCGACCGCGGCCGAGGCGGACATGCATCGCACCGAGCGGGAAGCCCTGCTGGTGATGCACCACAACCAGCGCGCCAAGCTCGACGGCATCGCCGAGTACCAAGACGGCAACGCCCCGGTGCGCAACAGCGTCCAGGCCCAAGAGAGCCTGGATCAGGGCGGCTCCGAACCCCTCTGACGCCGCTTCGGTGGCCATTGATCCCCGCGCGTCAGCCTAACCGCAGGCGCGCGGGGATTGCGGCTGGGATAAACGCATGACCCCTCACGACCTCATCACGCTCGCGCTGAAGCAAGCCAATGTGGTCGGCGTCGGCCAGACCGCGCTCGCTGAAGACGTGAACGACGCCCTGACGCATCTCAACATGATGCTCGGGCAGTGGAACCGGAAGCGCTGGCTGATCTACCATCTCGTTGAGGCGACGGTGCCGGCTTACGGCGCTGCGTCCTACCGCATCGGCCCTGGCATGGACATTGACGTGAAGGGCCGCGTCACGGGCATCGCGAGCGCGTTCTATCGCTTGGCGCGCGTGCGCGAGACGAACGACGATTTCTCGCTCGACTTCAGCCCAGATTTCGGCCCGCCGCACACCATCGGCGCGGGCGCGATCGACATTCCCCTCGCCGTGCTGACGAGCCGTGAGGATTACAGCCGGATCGGCATGAAGGGCTTAGGCACGTACCCGTCCGCGGTGTGGCTCGATGCCGATTACCCGGTGGGCAACCTCTACGTCTGGCCGTCGCCCTCTGTCGGCGAGATACACATCGTTGTGCAGGAGCAGCTAGGCCGGTTCACGGATCTGACGGCCAATATCGAGCTTCCCGACGAGTACCACGACGCGCTGTTCCAGAACCTCGTGGTGCGTCTGCGCTCCGCCTACGGCCGCCCCCGCGACCCCGTCGTGGAAGTGCTGGCCAAGACCGCGCTCAACACCATCCGCAGCGCCAACGCGCAGATCGGCACGCTCGGGATGCCCCGCAACATGCCGCTCGGCCGCTTCGGTGGCGACATGAACAGCTATTGGGCAGGCGGCGGCGTGATGCCGGCACGAGAGATCGTGGACCGGACTGTCAACGTGCCCGTGCTCACGCCGGTTGATGAGCCGGACACCATCAAACCCGTTCCGGGGACTTTCTGATCATGGGGTTTCTGGTCGATGGCGAGGCGCGCGTCGCCTTCACGAACGAGCCGGGCGCCGTGCCGCAACCTCCCGACAACGGCGAGGTAAAGGTTCAGCAGGCCGACGCGCTCCTGATTACGCGCAAGGCGGACGGCACGCCCCGGTTCACCGATCTGCGCCCCATGGAAGAGCAGTTAGAAGTTGGCCCCCTCGCCAATGCGCTCGCCAACGCCGTTCCTGCGACACACACATCGGTTTCGGACGCAAATTATCAGTGCCTCTCTAGCGATGCACAGGTCGGCATGATCACGCTGACGGCTCCGCGGGTGATCTCGCTGCCGGACGTGGACACGTTTCCCTTCCGCGATCTCGTCATCGCCGACGAGAGCGGCGCCTGCTCAGACACGCTGACGATTACGATCCAGCCCGGCGCAGGCACAGGCGATACGATCGCGGGCGCGACATCCATCGTCCTTTCCAGCCCATATCAAGGTCTGCGCTTTCGCCGCGGTGCCGCCAATCTTTGGATACGCCTGTGATGAAGCGCCCCCTCCTTATCATCGCCGCGCTCCTCGGTCTGTCCGCGCCCGTGCTCGCACAGACCCGCGCGCTTCCGCCCGGCGAGATCCGCGCCAACGGCGACATCACCTTCGGCAACGCCCTGAAGCTCGGCAAGCGCGAGGGCAACCGGACAGTCATCACCCCCGACACGCTTCAGATCCTCGGATCGGGCTCGACCGGCGATGCATCCGATCTGAGTGCTCGCCTGCGCGGGTCCACTAAGGCTCTCGCGCTCGGTCAGGACACCAGCATCGGTCATTCGGTGGCGCGGTTCGGTACGCCGGGTGTCGAGACCTGTGCCGGCAACGATGCGGTGGACGATAGCGTAGCGATCAACGCCGCGATCACCTACGTAGCGATCCTCGGCGGCGGCAAGGTCACGTTTCCGCAGAGCGCGGACTGCCGCGTCGCCAATCCGGTCTATCTCAAAGATAAGGTGCAACTCTGGGGCCACGGCGGCGTCGGCCCAGATGGCGGCGGGCAGACGAGCAAGATCAGCCCGTCCGTCAGTATGGATGCGGTGGTCACGCAACCGGCTTCGCCTGTGCTCTTGGGTGCCGCTGGGATATTCAACTTGACGCTTGACGGGCGCCGTCCAGGGTCTCCCAATGCGCCCTCTGGCCGCACCATCAATGTTGGTCGGCTACTCGATGTAACGCCAATCGGCATTCGCATTGAGCATAGTGGGTTCTTCTACTCATCTGGTGATGGCGTCTATCTGCGCAACATCCCGGAGTCATTCGCCTGGATCAACTGGATTACAAACAGCCAGTTTTCTCAAAATCTCGGTTGGGCGCTCCGTATGGAGAGCACCGACAGCATTGTAGCGATGAACTACATCGGCGTGAACGGCGTGAAGGGGGTGGCAGGCGGCGGCAAGACTGCCACTGAAAACGGATCGGGTGGCTGCATCTTCACGCAGAACTACGGTAATATCCGCTTCTTCGGCAATCAGATCGAAGTATGCAACACGGGTGTTCTTGAAAAGAGCGTCGATAGTGGTATCGCTTCGGCCTACGGGAACAATTGGACAGGCAACTTTTTCGACCTAAACAACACGGCATTTGAGTTTCGCCGCGGCCTCCTCGATGCAGGACAGACCATCCGATACAACGGCATTTTCACCGGCAATCGGTTCGGCGGCTCTGAAGACAACGACATCCTGATCGATGACCGGCTGGCTGACGTCGCTATCGAGAACTCGCTTTTCGGGCCGATGGGTGCGGGAAAGTACAACGTTCGGTTCAAGGGCGCCAACGCCTCGGGCTGGTCTTTTTCGGGCCGCTTTCTCTCGCCGACCGCACAGCGTTTCCAGAACGCGCCGCAGGATACCGTAGTCCGCGTTTCCGGCTACGAGGCACAGAACAAGCTCGACCGCCTTACTGTTGGACCCGACGTGAACGGGGCGGGCGTGTTCGGCATCAACGCGGGGCCGGGCAATGTTCCGACGCTGGAATGGCAGGTACAGGGTGAGACCAAGTACCGCCAGCGCATCAATCCGGCGGATGGCTCCCTCCTCCTCTCGAACGTACAGTTCAATGCGGAGGCGTTCAGAGTGATCTTCGACGGCACCACGCAGTTTATTAAGCCGGCGATGCCTCCCTATGTCCCATCCGGAGCGCTTCCGCAGTGCGACACTGGCCATATCGGGGCTCAGATCACAGTCGCAGATAATTCTGGCATTCCGGCTCGGGGCGGCCCGCCGTCTTCTGGTGGCGCGACGGCATGGCCATTCTTCTGCAACGGGGCGAGTTGGTCCGCCCTCTAGGTAGCCGGCCCGCTCGCCGCGCCACCCGGCCCGAGCGCGACACCCGTCTCGGAGAAGCTCTTGCCCCGCATAGCCCTCACAGGCGGCGCCTATCAGTCGCGCAGCGTGATCGCGTCGGCCCAACGTTCGCTGAACTTGGTGCCGGAGACGAACCCCGCAAATGGCGACCAGCAGGTGCCGGTCACGCACTATCCGCGCCCTGGCCTGCGCAAGGTGGCAACGCCGCCGATCGCGGGGCAGGCGCGCGGGCTCTATGCGGCCTCGAACGGCGATCTCTACGAAGTGGTGGCCGGCCGGGTCTACTACGTGAACCGGGATTGGGCTTACACAGAGGTGGGGCGCCTACCCGATGGTGTCGGGGCCATCTCGTTCGCTGACAACGGCGACGTGATCGCGTTCTGCGACGGCGTGCGCGGCTACGCCATCGACATGAAGACCCGCCAGTTCGGGCAAATTGCGGACGCGGCCTTCCTCGGCTCAGCCTCCGTGGTCGGCTTGGACACGTACTTCATCTTCCACGAGCCCGGCACGGCGAAGTTCTACATCAGCCTATCGCAGCCGTCGTTCGACAATCTCGTCAACGGCGTGGTTGAGCAGACATCGACCTATGCCGCCTTCGATCCGCTCGACACGTCCCGCAAGGCCGGCGCTGGTGACAGGATCGTGGCCCTGGCCGCGGTTCACCGCGAACTCTGGCTGATCGGCGACCGCACATCTGAGGTTTGGAGCAACACGGGTGCGGCTGACTTCACGTTCGGCTCGGTGCCCGGCGCCTTCATCGACCATGGGTGCGCGGCGCCGGCCTCCGTGGCGACGCAGGACATCTCGGTGTTCATGCTGTCCCGAGACGCGCAGGGGCAGGGCATCGTTGTCCAGGGCGCCGGCTATTCCGTCACTCGGATCTCCACGCACGCCATCGAGGCCGAGTTCCAGTCCTACAAGCGCATTGATGACGCGCAGGGCTACACCTTCCAGCAGCAGGGCCACGTCTACTACGTCCTGACGTTCCCGACCGCAAACCGCACGTGGGCCTACGATCTCAACACGAAGCAGTGGGGAGAATGGTCTTGGACGGACGATAACGGGGGGCAGAACCGGCACCGTGCTCGGACAGCGGCCTTCGCCTACGGTATGAACCTCTGCGGCGACTGGCAGAACGGCACGCTCTACGCCTTTGACGGCAACGTGTTCACGGACGACGGCAAGCCGATCCTGTGCCTGCGCACATTCCCGCACCTCGTTCAGGACGGCAATCGCGTCTTCTATCAGCGGTTCATCGCCGACATGCAGGTTGGCACGCTGGAAGGCACGACGACCGACGATCCTCCGATGGTCTCGCTGCGCATGTCGGACACCCGTGGCGCGTCCTACGGCAACCCGGTCGTGCAATCACTCGGCGCGGCTGGCCAGTACGATGCCACGCCCACGTGGAACCGGCTCGGCATGGCGCGTGATCGAGTGTTCGAGATCTCGTGGTCCGTCCCGATGCGGACAGCGCTGAACGGTGCGTTCGTGGATCTTCAGGTGGGGCAGAGCTGATGGCGCAGCCTCCGAACAGCAATGTGCCGATCGCCGAGCCGCAGTCAGGTCGCTGCACCATCGCTTGGCAGGCGTTCTTCGCCGCGTTGTCGGGGCAGGGGGCGGCAAAGAGCACCATCATAGCCCCGGACGGCAGCCCCTACACATACACGGCGCCTTCGGGCGGGCACTTGGTGGTTCAGGGCGAGATCACGGGCCTGGCCCTGATCCGCGGACGCGATCCCATCGCCCTAGCGCCATCCCTGTCGATGATCCCGCTATCCAAAGGGGATCGGGCGGTTCTGACCTACACGGCCGCCCCTGGCTTGGTGTTTCTGCCGGCATGATCCGCTTCGACGTGGAGCCGCTGGCGTCGGTGGCGGACGAGATCGCACCGCTATGGGAGCGCCACTACGAGGAAGGCGCCGAGGACCGCGAGATAGCGCCGTTCGCTCCGGACTGGCGGCGCTACTTCATGTTGGAGGAGGGCGGCAACCTGCTCCTCCTCACGGCTCGGACGGATGACGGGACGATGGTCGGCTATCTCATGGCGATCATCGACACCCATCTGCACTTCTCCCGCACCGTTTTCGCTGGCGTCGATGTCTACTGGCTTGCCCCGGAGCACCGCGGCGGCAGGACCGCGCTTCGGATGCTCAAGACCGCGGAAGCCTGCTTCAAAGCCATGGGCGCACACGTCGTCCTTCAGCACGCATGGCACGTCCGAGGGCAGGAACGACTTCTTGCCCGCATGGGATACGCGCCGATGGAAACCGTCATGAAGAAGGTGCTCTGAGATGGGAGCAGCAGCAGCCATTGGGCTGGGATCTGCCGCGAGCGCAGGCGCGTCGCTGTTCGGCGCCAACTCAGCCGCCAATGCGTCCAAGAAGGCCGCACAGATCGCGGCTGCGACGCAGATGCAGATGTACAACCAGACCCGCACGGATCTGGAGCCGTTCCGTCAGGTTGGCGAGTACGCGGGCGGCCAGCTTACCAACCGCCTCACCGAATTGACCTCGCCCATCGTCATGGATCAGGCCGCGCTTGAGGCCACGCCCGGCTATCGGTTCACGCTCAATCAGGGGCTCAAGGCGGGGCAGAACTCGGCTGCGGCCCGCGGGCTCGGCCTGTCAGGGGCTGCGATCAAGGCGGCGACGAACTACGCCGCGGGCCTCGCCGATCAAACGTACATGAACCAGTTCAACGTCGCGAATACGAACCAGTCGAACGCCTTCAACCGGCTACTTCAGGCGACGCAGCTCGGGCAAGGTGCCGCGGCTCAGACGGCTGCGGCCGGCACGACGACTGGCCAGGGCATCGCCAACAACATGATCCAGTCGGGCAACGCACAGGCGGGCGCTGCCATGGCCGGCGCCAACGCGATCGGCGGCGCGGCGAACAACCTCGCCAGCCTCTATGCCTACTCGCCGCTCATCAACAAGCTGACCGGCTCGGCCGGCGGCGGGGGCAACTACTTTAGCAACGCCCTATTTGGCGGCGGCGGATGGGGGGGCGGCTGATGGCTGCGGGCTTCGACACGTCCATTTATAAGGTGCCCGAGCAGCCTGACCCGCTGAACCGGCTCACGGGGCTCCTTCAGATGCAGGGCGCCCTTCAGAGCCAGGAAATCCAGCGCGAGACGCTGAACCGACTTCGCTCGGAGCAGGCGGTAGGGCAAGCCTACCAGCAGGCTGTCGGCCCTGACGGGCAAGTGGACATCAACAAGCTGGGTGGCATCATCGCGAAAGACCCGCGCGCGGCCTATGGCGCGTCGGCGGGGCTTCGGGATGCGATCACGGCTCGGGGCAATCAGATCGGTAATCAGCAGGCCGGCACCAGCCTCGGCATCACGCAGCAGGGACAGATTGCCAATGGCCTCGCCGGCCTCGTGACGAAGCCCAACTTAAGCCTCAACGACACCAATCAGTTCGTGGACCAACAGGTTGCGGCTGGCGTGATCCCGAAGGAGCGAGGCGACCAGATCAAGGGCGAGATGGCGGGTCTCAACGGACGCCAGTTGCGCCAGTACACCCTAAACCACTTCAACACCGTGTCCGGGATTAAAGCCGCTGATGCAGCGACTGTCGGAACGACGCCTGAGGGAGCCCCGGTCGTTGGTACGCAGGGCCAGCGGCTCGCTAAGACGGTGGAGCAGGGCGGCATTGTGCCTTCACTGGCGCCGGGGCAAGCCGAAGCGCAGGCGGTTGATCTGGAGGGTGCGGCCAAGCGCGGTCAGGCGCTCAATGAGCAAGCCGATCAGGTGCCGCAGCGCAAGGCAACGCTCAACAACATGCTCGGGCTGCTCAACGAGTTCAGTTCGGGCAAGGGGGCCAAGACGGAGGCGAACTACCGCTCTGCACTCGGCCGCTTCGGGCTCGACCCTGGAGCGAGCGTCACGGGCGCAACGGAGGAGTTCGCTAAGCTCGCCAACCAGATTGCGGCGCAGCAGGCGAGCCAACTCGGCACGACGGACCAGCAGCAGCGTACCGTCATGGGCGCCAATCCCTCGACCGAGTTCTCAAAACTCGGCAACGAGCGCGTCATCGCCGTGCTGAAGGGCAACGAGGACGCCATCGCGGCCAAGCGGGATGCGTTCCAGCGGTTTAAGGCTGCGAACCCGCAGGGCTCCTACGACCAGTTCTCCGCAGCCTTCAACCGCGACTTCGACCCGCGCGTGTTCCAGTACCTGAACATGGGGAAGGCGCAGCGCGAGGATTTCCGCAAGAGCCTGTCTCCGACGCAGCAGGAGGTGTTCTCCCGCGCGGCAAAGACGGCGATTGCCAACGGCTGGATCGGTGCCCCGAATGGCCAGTGACGACATGGATCGCGATTTCGCGATCCGGACCATGCTCGGTGAAGCGCGCAACCAGGGTGATGCCGGCCTCGCAGGCGTGGCGAGCGTCATCCTGAACCGTGCGGCCTCGGGCAAGTACGGCGGCTCGACCGCGACCGACGTCGTGCTCGCGCCTAGCCAATTCGAGCCGTGGCAGACGCGCCGAAGCGAGCTGCTGGCCATCAAGCGCACAGACCCGATGTATCAGCGGGCCGGGCAGATTTACGACATGGTGTCGTCAGGCGAGATCCCCGACATCACGGCCGGCGCGACACACTTCCTCAACAAGAAGGTCGTCATGGACCGCTCCGGCAAGCTGCCGAAGTGGGCTCAGGGCGAGGGTCAGGACATCGGCGCGCACACCTTCCTCAAGCCGAACGGCGCGGTGAAGCGCGGGGCCTCCGCGCCGACTGCGGGCGACCTGTCGGGCTTCGACGCTTTGGATGCGCTTGCTGGCGGCGGAGAGAAGCCTGCTGCCCCTGCCGCTCTGGCTGCGACTGGTGGCGTACGGGTCTCTCTGCCGAACGCACCGACCGGCGAGAGCGGCGGCCTGGACGGGTTCGACGCGCTCGACAAGATCGCGACGGCCGGCGAGACGATCACGACCAAGCCGGAGCCCGGCTCATCGGCCGCGGCGGTCGGCGCTGGCATCATCAGCGGCATTCCGGTCGTCGGCCCGACTGTCATGGACAAGGTGCAGCATGGCCTTGCTCATGTCCGCGCCTATTCCAGCGGCAAGCCCTACGATCAGGAGCTTGAGAACGTTCGGCAGTTCACGCAGGGCACCGCCGCAGAAAGTCCAAACGCCGAGACCTTCGGCAAGGTGCTCGGCGGGGTCGTCGGCCTCGCTCCTATTGCCTCGACCGGAGCGGGCGCGGCGGCTCTCGGCATGCGCGGCAACATGCTGACGCGCGCTCTGGCTGGCGGCGCGAGCGGCGCGGCTATCGGCGCAGCGGATGCTGCGGCACGAGGTGAGGATGCCGGCCGAGCAGCCGCAATGGGGTCGTTCATTGGCACTGGCACGCCGATTGTCGGCCGCGCCATTGGCATGGCTGCGGCGCCGGCCATTAACCGCCTTACCACCGCGGCTCAGAATACCTTCGGCGGCACCTCGCGGGCGAACAACGCGCTCTTGGCCGCGGTAGAAGCTAGCGGCCAGGACATCAGCGCGCTCCGTGCCGAGCTGGCCCGCAATCCGAATTTGGCGCTCGCTGATCTTAGCCCCGCTCTTCGTGAACAGGTCGTGGGATTGGCGCAGGGCGGTCCTCAAGCCGCAAAAATTCAGAACTGGGTTGCTGCTCGTCGGGGGGCGCAGGCAGGCCAACTTCGCGACTCCTTTG